AATTGCGCCGCCGCCGCCGTCGGTACCGGTGCCTCCTGGCAAAGTAGAAGCACTAGCGTTAATTAAGAAGTAAGGTTCGAGCACCCACGACTGATCGGGAACACCCATCGCGCCCGAAACATAGTGATTAACAAGAGTGCCTTCAGGATTGTTGGGCTGGCCAGTATCATACATACTGCTAGCGGAAACCAGCGTCTTAAAGCGGGGAGGGCCATAATAACCAAAGGGAAGCAGTGTGGCGTCGGCGCCACCTTCCTCGACAGTTGTATCCATTTCTACATACACATATTTAGACTGATTATCATACTCACCATATGTCTTAAGCATGGAGTTGGTCTCATCCCACTGTGTGTATTTATCGCCGATCTTGCGCGCAATGTAATTGGGAGAAGTAGGATCTAAACTCAACATATCATACCTCTCCAATACTTGACGATTGGAGTCTGTATCACTAATCTTACGGATAACTACCGAGAAGGATCCATAATCAGTGACTGTGGTTGTTGATTGGCGCACGTTCTCGATTGTGACTTTGCAATTATCTTGAAGCCATTCGCCGTGGCCACGACCTTTAAGGCGGAAGAGCTTTTGCATGTCAAATGCGTAATAACTGTCCGCTGCTCCCAAATCCTGACCGATGAACCAGCCGGCTTTTGCCTCTTTAGAAGAGACGCCTTTCATTTTGCCGGGAGAATTTGCAGATCCACTCTGCAGAGGCAGAACAACTCCGACAAGCTTACTATCAGGATTAATGCGGTCGTTGATGCGTAGCCACTGCTCGTAGGTCTCTCCAAGCCAGTAGTTCTTTAAATTTGCGGCGGGATAAAATGCAGTAGCGCCATTGTTAATGCATAGCTGCGGATTTGTATTCATCTTCTTGCGGATATAATTATCAGAAGTATCATCAAAACTAACAGTGAGCTTCTCTTCAAACCACTCACCATCAGAAGGATTCGTTCCAGTAACAAGAAGGGTAAACTCCGAACTGGAATTACTGCCGATGACTGCATTTGTAGAGGCGGTCACATCAAACATACCGCCATAGTCGTGTAGAGGGTCGGTTGTTCTTTCTGCCGAAGCGCCACCGACCATAGTGCCGCTAAGCAAAATAGAGGCAGAGTTGTTGACGTAAAAAACAGCAGCAAGAGATCCGGTTCCCAGATCGGAAAGAGGAGCCGTTGTTAAGAAAGTCGAAGAAGACGGCCACACCCACAAGCCATAGGCTCCGCCGTTAGCAGCAGGGCCAGTGGTTGTAGAATGAGGGGTGCCGGGAACTTGCCAACCCGCCCGCGCGGCGTTGGATCCGTCGTTATCTGTGCGCTGCTGACCCAAAAGGCGAATATAAGTAAGAGGAGCCACATTTGCACGGAGGAAAGCTTTCGCAGCGTATGTTCCATACATGGGAGATTGGTAGTTGCCGTCGCGATAAATATCGCCACCAGCACCGCCAGGAACAGTATCGCCGAACATCTGAACGAACTCTTCGTATGACTGAACCTTAATAGGCGTCATAGCTAAACCACTTCGGGACCTGCCGATAACCACAGGGCCGATAGCATCAGCCGACTTGGGGATAAACGAGTTATCAATCTCGTTAATAAACACTCCAGGAGATACAAACTTAAAACTTTTAACTGACATATTGCTTTCCTCTTATAAAAACGTCGCAAATGATAGCGCAATCATTATTTAAATAGTATTTTTAATCTCAAAAGGAACTAAAAGCCAGTTCAGGAACTGATAAAAAGTCTTCGTTGATCATCCCATTAATTTTCCAAAAATATTCGGAACACCAGGGGGCGCTACTTGTTCTTGGGGAAAACTCACCTCTACTGTGTTTTCATCGACGCGCACAATAGGGCGATCATCGTTCTCTCCTTCGCCAATCAAATATCCTAGAACCTCAATTGTAATATCTGTATTATACATACGCATATCTTCTCCCAAATTAGCCACATTATTCGATTGGGCGAAATCTTGCTGAATAAATGCCTCATATAAGTGACCATTGCGCCTCATAGTAAACGCATTAGTTTGACCTGTGCGCGTCATAAATGGGGCGACCATCTCATTCATTTGCTGTTGATATTCTGATTTAATATTTATTTTATACGCAACAGTTACATAAACTGGAGTCGGAATAGAGAGGCTCTGGATAACAATCTTCTTATTGACTCTCGGGGTATTGCGCTGTCTTTTTACTCCCAAGTCATTACGAGTGTTACCCACGCCTGCAAAATTTCGCGTTTTATCTTGAACAATTCTTTTTGCCAACACCATTCTGCCAGATCTGCCATTATGATCTACCGAATAGGTATTAGCCTGAAAGGCGCCGCGCTTGGAGGGATCTTTAACAACGCCGGTCCTCTCAACGCTGATTAATGGCAACTTTAGTGCACCGCCGTGATCGCGCAAAGCTTTTTCGTGTTTTACCTGATAGGATCTTTCGGGCACTTGCCACAAAACGGGCACATCAACAAATCCCTCATTCGTTGTGGCGCGAAGACCCAAGTCTTCTTTAACCCATGACATCATAGCATAGTCGATATTCTCAATAGTCGACTCTAGCATGCCCAGTTCACGTAAAGTATGCGCAGATGATCCGGAGGGAAGCATTGCGAAATCAAAATTATCAGGTAGCATCAAATAACCCCTTTCTTGCTCTCTTGCAAGTTGCTGCAATTTCAAAACTGTGTTCTACTTGACCAAACAACTTAGTTGGCTCCGAAAGTTTAACGATCTCGTAATAATATTCTCCGTATAATACAAAATCCCCCTCTCTTACATAGAGGTTTTGATCTTCTGTGAGGCGTCGACGATGGAAGTGAACCATAATTTCCCAAGTTTTATCAATTCCCGCTCCTTCCATGTATTCCGTTTCAAACATAGTAAATTCTACCAGCGCATATACTCGCACTGGCGACAGGAATGTTTTATCAATCGCTTCGCCATACAACTCATGAAAATTGGTGCGCTCCATATCAATGGGATAATAGAGGATCTGCTGGCCAATAACTTTCTCAATGAGTTCATCATTGACCTGTTTTACTAGATCTCGCTCTTTCTTTCCTAAGAAGAGGGGAGGCGGAGGGTTCTTTGGTCTGTTCCATTCATCCGACATTTAATATCACCCCACAAAAATCGGCAACGGCGTGATCTTTAAAACGTTGGAAGCAGCTTCCGTCAGCTCTTGATCTTGCTTCGCCAGAGCCGGGTATTCCATCTCTTTAAGCATCTCCATCAACTTATCTTTCAGTGCCGTCTGCTCTTCTTTAGCTTGAGAGAGTAATTCCGCATGATTTAGCGTTACGCTTTCACCTGGAATTGGCATCGTCTGAAATTTGCCTCTAATTTGCCCTAGCATCTCTTTGCAAAGCGCTAGCGCATATTTTCGTATCCATTGTTTACCGATCGCATTAATATTCGTATATGGAAGATTATCAAAGGGAAGCGTATTTAGATTATTGATTCCGTCGACACCGGTCTGGTATTCGTCGGCAGCGTTCGACCAAGGGTCTAAATCTACGTAAAACTTAACCCAAATACGATCAAGCGCTCCGAAATCCCAGTAACTCGGGTTAGGGAAAAGACGTAGTTTGTTGTTTATAAGCTCATATGCATAATTAGAGGTGCGAGTCATGAGTGAATCTTCATACATAATCGCCTGCATTTTGTTCTGCCATGTGGGGATAATCTCGAATGTAGAATCATCCGCAAACTGGCCATAAGTGGAATAATTTCCGACCACTCCTATGCCGCCATAATAGCCGTAGAAGCGCCACATTGACCGCGGAGAGCGAAAGAAAACTTTAGTAACTAAAACCCTCTTCTCCCCAACTTTGCCGGCGTAGGGCACCACATTTCCCGCATCATCAACGCCAGACGTAGAGGCATCCATAATTATCTTTTGAATATCGTAATCTTGCTGATCTGCTACGGGATTAAAAGATGCGGAATATTGAGGAATGGTTCCGCCAAAGCCGCCGGCTGCGGCCGCACCATCGCCCACTCGGCGCGAATAACCCAGAGAAAAACGAGGGAATTTAAGATTAACGTTAGAACCGCTAAGAGTATCTCCCCCTTTAAACTCTCCATTGTGATCAAAAGTTCCAGTGGTCTCGCCCAAATAGCTAGAAAGAGCATTTTTGCCCTGATGGAGGTTGATCATATAGGAATATTCTAAGACTGCCTCTTCATACGCCGCATATACGTTGTCGGGCGTCAGCTCGATATCAACAACATCGCCACCGAGCTTCCTGTAGACATAGCTAACCTGATCGGAGGCGCCACTCAAGAAATCTATAGATCCAGTATACATACCAAATACAACGCCCGAAGATACTTTACTAGGGGTGCCGGCAGAGGGCAGCACAATGGCGCTTACTTCGGATTTCGGATTAAGATTCGTGGGCATAAAAAAGTCTCCTCTGTGTAATTAGTTTCTTACACGCAAAAGCTCCACGCAACGTGAAGGGTTCTGCTAAAGAGTGAGCTATTTTACGTCGTTGTCGAAGTAGTCTTCTTTTTTGTGGTTCTCTTCGTTGTTTTTCGCGTTGTCGAAGTAGCTTTCTTGCGCGGTGTTGCGGTCTTCTTCCGAGAAGTGGTGGTTTTTGCTGTTTTCGTCGGCTTGGTGATCTCCGGGGTCACTATAGTAGCGGTCTCCGGTGTCTTTGCCGTTAAAGTTGGCCCAGTTGTGGTTTCGGGGACCGGATCGGCTGTAACTTCGGGTGTGGTCACGCTCTCCGTTATGGTG